TTACAGTGCTTCCAGTCCCGCTTTCCAACTCTTCGCCCCGACGATGCCATCCGCCGTCAGCCCGTGGTTGCCCTGCCAGGTCTTGGTCATGCGCTCCGTGCCGCTACCAAAGTTGCCGTCCGCCGCCGCACCAATGATGATCTGCCATACCTTTACTGCATTGCCCTTGCTACCCTTTTTGATCGTCTTCATATTATAATCCTCCGTATTTGTTGAGGTGGTCGTTGCCGCGGTTGTACCGGTGCAACTTACCGCCTTGTTAAACAATGCCTGCTCTGCTTTTCTGCGCCGTGTCAGCCCTGCCAGCACCTTTCCAGCCGCTTTGTTGTAACTTGGCATTGCCAGCGCGATCTGCGCCGCTGTTCTGCCTTTGCAAAGCTTCCGGAGATTTCCGGCGCCCAAGTTAAAGGCAAAGCTGACCAGCGCATCAAACTGATTCTGGTTGAGCTGCTCCGTGATCGGAACGCATGCGGGATTGTTGACGTATCCCTCAAACTTTGCAATGTCCTGCCGCAGATATGCGTCCGCCTGCATCTGTGTGATCTTCATACCACTATGTACGCCCGCCGTGTGACCGTACCCGATGGTCCATACACCGGCGGCACACCGGTATGCTGCCAGTCTGCATCCCTCATACTGCTTGATAAGGGCAAGTCCTGCTTGTCCAATTTTTCTATTTGCCATTGTCCTCTACCTCCTTATCTCTCAGCTGCAACAGCACATCCTTAAGCTTGTCTGGGATCGGGATAAACATTGCTGCGTTCTCCAGCAGGCTGAGTGCCTCGTTGCAGATGTAAAACATAATCACGATCTCCCGTAGCGCGATCGCATCATTCAACAGTTTCTGAATCGAATATGCTACTGCGATCACGATGAACATCACAATCTTTTTCAGCAGCCCCTTGAAGCCCGTCTCTGAACTCAGTGTCTTGGTATAAATACCCTTGATAACTCCGGTCACATAATCTGCCACCGCCAGAAACACGATCGTCTTAAGCAGCATATCCCAGCCGCCGAGCCAGCCGGCAATAATCCCGCCGACGATTCCTACAAAAATGCTTGTGTGATTAAAAAGTTTTTCCATATCCTTTTCCTCTCTTTCCTTATAAGTATAAAACACTGCTTATGCAGGTTTGTGCCAATCGAATAGACGTAAGAAATACGTCATCGGCATCAGTGACCGTTACGGCAAAGCTGGCAAAGTTGTATTACAAAATTTCCAAATAATATAATGGCTATCTGTAATATATCCCAACGACTATACTATTGTGCACATCCAATCCATTAACATAAGCTTGCGCTACTTTTATTTTAGATTGTGTCAGATAGATATTGATCATGGCATTTTCCGCATCGGTGGCGTAATGTCCCACTTTGCACTGGTACATTTCTGCCATATCGGTAGGTAAGGCATCGTGTATAGTTCTTGCCAGCCACATTATACGTTGCCCGCTGTCGGTTTTGTACACGATACTGAGCTGAAGCTCGGAATAATGTTCTGGCAAATCTGCAAACCCTGTGGAAGCGCCAGAAATATTTTTAAAATGTTTCCATTCAAGGCCTGCATTTACCTGCGTTAAAGCTTCGTTATGCAAAGAAATCGCCCCCGTCACCGTCCCGCCACCGATAGAAGATATGTCCGTGCTTCCAAGCATCTTGTACAGATACCGCACATTTTTAAACATCTGCGATATCTTTGCAAAAAGGGACGAATGTTTTTCGCCGCTTGTCAATGTAGCAACGCTTTTCCATGCGCTTGCATCGGCATCCGGCGTGTCACTGCTTGCAAAAGCAACGGTTGTATCTGATGTATCTCCATCTTCTGCCACTGCGCCGATCTGCTCCGGTGTAAGATTAACATTTCCCTGCCGGTAGGTTTTCTCCTTGTTCCCTTTAATCCCCGTCACGCCCGATCCAGCTGTTACATCCCATTTCCCTTCGGATGTCCAGATGACGTTGTTACCCTTACCATAAAAAATACCACCGTCATTGAATCGATCGTCTGAGGTAAAATCATCACTGATGTTGTACATCCATCCGTTTTCCATGCCGGATGCCGGCAGATCCGCAAATGCTACCGTACCCATTGGTATAATGCCGTTAAGCCCCTGCGACACGCGCTTGACCTGCTCGTAATAATACTGTGCGTTATCAGCATCCTCTCCATCTCGGCTTCCGGTGCCTCCCACGGCATAACTTTGGGCTTTGGTTGCACTCGCCGCCGCAGCTTTCGATTCACCTTTGATCTCCTCTGCCTTTTGTGTGGCGATCTCCGCTTTCTCCGTTGCGATATCAGCTGACTGTCTGGCGGCATCTGCTTTTTCTTTCGCAATAGTCTCCGATGCTTTTGCCGCTGTTTCGCTGGCCCTAGCCGCTTCCTCCGAATTTGCTGCCGCTGTCTCACTGGTTTTGGCGTTAGTTTCTGAATCTTTTGCCTCTGTTTCACTTGCTTTCGCCGCTTTCCTTGAATTTGCCGCTGCTATATCACTTGCTTTTGCGTTGATTTCCGATGCTTTTGCCTCTGTTTCACTTGCTTTCGCCGCTTTCTCTGAATTTGCCGCCCTGGATGCCGATGCAGTAGCACTGTTCTGCGCAGTATCCGCTACACTGTCAATCGTCTCGATTGCGTCGTGGATGGACTGACGTACATCCTTTCCATACACCGCCTGCATGATGTTCTGTAAGTATCCCTGTATATTTGACATTTAGACTCCTTCCTGCGCTTCCAGCGCGTCAACTCTGTCATTTAAGTGCTGCACAGCTGCTATCAGATCCGCGATCAACTCTGTTTTGTCGAGCGCATAGTATGTTTTTCCATCCTGATCCGGATACTCCGAGCAAATCGCCCAGTCTTCATCTCCAATCGCCGCCAGCACTTCCTGTGCAATCAGACCATGCCGGTAATGCCCGTCCTGGTCGTAGTTATAAACAAATCTGCAAGGGCGCAAGGACTGTATAAGCACTGCGCTCTTCTCCCGGTCAAGGGATTCTATACCGTGTTTTAGACGCTTGTCCGAATAGGATTCCCAGCCGTAGGACGAGATTCCTTTCCCCTCATCTGTCAGTTTAGCAACACCATTATCACTTGATACGGAAATCTCTGAATACTGAACAAGACCAACACGCGATCCATCCGTAGTGTTCATTCCATCTTTCCCAACGCTGGTACATACCTCATCTCGATGTAGCTTAATATTGACATCAGCGCTCGTCTCCATGTCGATATAACCACCAGTCATCTCAATGCTGTTGCTCTCGATTGTGCCCTTAAAAGTACCATCAACAGCATACATATGACCTTCTGCATCTACGATAAAATTATCGTTAATGTTAAGTGATCCACCTGTAACTTTGATGTTGTTTGTAGCAAGCCCGCTCACATCAATCATGGTATGTACATTACCCTGCGCGTCCCGCACCTGCATGACGCCGTTGTCATTGCTATGGCCGCCAAGCGTCAGCGTGCCGCCCTTGATCCGGTCAGCGTACATCGTGCCCGCTGTTACAAAATCAGCCACAATACTGCCATCCATTGTCAAGGCCAATCCATACTCTCCGTTATATCCTGTGTGCGAGTATCCCAGTCCATTGATGTTCCACCGCCACACTTTCTGTGCAGTGTCAATATCTTTGGTGTCCATGATAAGCAATTCCTTGGGATTTCCCTTGTCATCCATGTTAAGCACAATATATCCATTGGTGGCGGTCTGTATCAGTTGTGATGCATTATCTTTTGCCTGCTGGAGTAAAGCACTCTGCTGCGGGATCTTTTCATCGAGTTCGTTTGTAAGGCTTGCCATCTGCTGGGTATACGACTTTTTTAGAGTGTTGCTTAAAGTGAGTTTGTTTTTCTCCGGCTCCTGCAGATAGGTTGTCATCTTCTGCACCGGGAACCATGCATCCATGCCGTAAGGCTCCGCAAGCGCATTGACCGAATCCCCAAGGTCAAACGAATCTATATCACTGTTCATCATTGAGAGATCAAGCGCATTAACCTCAAGTGTTAATAACTCGTACTGATTTTCTGTAAGCCATTCCTCGGCTTTTTTCTTGAGATTCGCGGGCGTGGTTACATCATCCCAGTGCACAACCTTTTTGATCCAGCCGAACTTCTCCACCGCCGCCGGCAGATACACATAATCTACGCCGTTATTCACATCCTTGATGTCAAGGTACGCGTCCAACCCTTCAACCGGGCTTTTATCGAGCCGGGTTCCTAGTGGTATCACAGCTGTTACAATATCTGCGCCGGAGGCATTGCAGGCGTAATCCAGCAGATTCTCTCCAAACTCAATCGGCTGTTCGCAGGTCGTGCCATAATCCTGCAAAGTAACCAGATCCAGATACCGCTTGCCGTCCGCCTTACGCACCCGCAGATAACCGCCCAGCCGGTCGCATAACTTATCACGCATACAGGTAAGCGTATCTTCGTAATTCGTGTAGCGATATATGCTATCGTTCGGATCTTTCACCGTTACCACACCGACCTCAAACCGCTTCTTTTCCTCCACCTGCGCGTTGTGGTTATTGATAAGTGTTGTAAAAAACTGTAGGGGAGTCTGATCCTGATACCGCCCCTGCGGCTGAATAGAATCATACAAAAAAGCTAACTCCCCGACGGCATAGACCTGCTTTACCATATCAAGGCTCTCTTCCGACTCGCGCACCTCTCCATAAAAGATCTCGCGTCCATCCTTAAGGATCTGCAACATGCTGCGCCGATTCTCAATGGCGTTATAAAGCGGATTCGACGCCAGAACGTCACACTCGAATGTACCAGAGTCATTCAGCGCCTGCTCCAGCTTTGCATTAGTTACTGCACACTGTAGGTCTCCCGGATAATATAATGTTTTTCCATCAAGTAAAACTTCATAAATCATAAGTAAGCACCTCGATATCTGATAGACAGCTTACCGCTGCCGGTAAACTGCAATGTTACGTCATCCGCCCCAATCTTAATTGCCGGGAAACGATACGTGCCGGGAAGCAGCATGTTATGACTTTTTCCATTATAGGTAACCGCAAGGCTTGCACTCTCGGTCACTACAAACTCCGGCACCGTCGGCATTCCACCGCCGGTAACCGTAACGCTTTTACCATTGCTGACCGTTATTCCTGCCAATTCGCGGATTATTCCGGTCTCAAAATTGAACGGATCCCACAACCAGTCATCATCACTCGCCGTCAAGTCATACTTGAAAGGCTCTGCCGTGCCGCTCAATGTGATCGATGCCGCAATATTATTGCTTTTTTTCCCATCGACTCCCAGACGGCACATATAATAAAATCCGAGATCGTTATCCGGGATTACTTTTACTTTCCGGCCGTGGATCTGCATGGCAATTTCCGTCATTGCTTTCGCCCACCGGTCATAGCTGGGTTCCATCAGCACAAATTCAAATTTCAAGCCGCTACGATTCTCGTAACACCTCTGGCCAGTCACTTCCGACAGATCAATGCTGCCGGACGCTCCCGGTACGGAAATCAAATTTGTCTTGACCGCCGGTTGGGGGATGTACATGGACAGCATCTTAAGGCCATATTCTGTCGTGTGCTTTCCATCGATTGTCAGTCCAAACTTTCCCATCAATCACGTCCTCCTCCCGTTAATTTTCCCGATTTCATCATTCACATAAGGCGCGATAACCTTTCCTACCGGTCTGCCGTCCATCGAAACCGTCATACCGTCTACGGACTGTCTGAACACTGCGCCCATCTGCTCATAGTCGATGGTTTCTCCACTTACAGTTGATGACGCCGCTCCGCCGGTCAACGCCCCCGCCGTATTTCGTACCGCATCCCCCGGTTGTGTAACGGCTGCTCCGGCAAACAGCTCCGGTCGGATCACGCCAGCATCCATCGAATCTTTCAGCGTCTCATACGGGTTGTAATCAGCCAGTGGTGCATCCATGCCCTCTACACACATCTCACCGAGCCACTTAAACTTTTTCGATGGTGAGTGAATTTCAAGTGCATCTTTCGCACCTTGGAACAAGCTGTTTGCTAGGTTTTTAACCTGCCCCGTCAACCAATCCCATCCACCGCTAATGCCTGTCCAGATACCATCAACGATATGCTTACCAATTTCACTCATCCTTGATGGCAGATCTTTCAGAGCTGCTACAATGTTGTCAAAGAACCCCTTTCCTGCATCTGATGCCCGTTCCCGCATTTTGGCGGCGAACGATAAAATCCGACCAATCACTTTTCCAAGTAATGTCGCTATCCGTTCTGGCAACTGGCTGAAAAATGTCACGATTGAATCACGGAAATTTGTTCCGGTCTCAACCGCTTTCGCAACCATATTACTTGCCCATACCGCAAGATCTGCAAGAATCTTTCCAAAAAACGCCGCAATCTTTTCCGGGAGTTCAGAAAAAAATGTCACAATCGTTTCGGCAAATTCCGGTATTGCGGTTGTCGCCCAGTTTATCAGATCCTGTCCCCACAAGATGAGAGAGGTGAGAATAAACCCGAGCCAATACATGATCGTTTCCGGAAGTTCCGACACCCACTGAACAAGCGAATCCCATGCATTCGTAACGGCATTTTTTATATTCTCGATAAATCCATCCACAAATTCGCGGAAGGCGTCGCAGTTGTCATAGACCAACTTGAATATTCCAGCCAGCATTGTTGCCGGATTCAATAACATCAAAAGCGTCTGCCAGTTATTTGTGATAAAATCTATAACCCCATTAACGGCATTCGGAATCGTCTCGGTAAAAAATCCAACGATCGCATCAATCACATCCGATGTGGCAGACCGGATTTTCTCCCACAGGTCGATCCAGAACTGCCGGAAGCTGTCACTGGTGTTCCAAAAATAAATAAAAGCTGCAACAAGACCAACAATCAGTGCAACGATAAGTGCTATTGGATTCGCCATCATTGTGGCATTCAGAGTTGCCATCGCTTTTGACAAGCTCGATATCAACGATGAAAATCCTGTGACTGCTTTCCACGCCACAAACGCCGCTGTCAGCGATATCACTACCGGAATTATCTTATCAAGATTATCCAGCAATACCTTTATTGCATCCGTGATCGGATCAAGTGCCGGACACAAGTCTCCGATGCCATCCAGAATCGTATCTGCGATCTCCTCCGCGGCGGTCAGAAGCTGCGGCAGATTATCAATAATCCCCTGCGCAAGTGCTCCAATCAGCTGCACCGCGAAATCAATCATCTGCGGAGCAATATCAACCGCCATGCCGATCAGATCCGGAAGCGCCGCGGACACCGAATCAAGCAGCGCCTGCGTCCCGTCGAGAATGGACGGTAACAATTCTTGCAAAATTCCCGGCAGATATCCGGATAAATTTGTTGCAATCTGTGACAGACCATCTACCAACCGGGGCGTTGTCTCTACAATGCGCGGTATAAGATTGTCTGCGGCGGTCAAAGCCGAATCAATCAGATTGTTCAGCAAAGTATCGAAGTCCTGATCTGGATCTGCCATACCCGTCAGAAAGTTTTCCCATGCCGCCCCGAGCGATGCTATACTGCCCTGGATTGTAGTGGACGCTTCCTTTGCGGTCGTTCCGGTTATATCAAGATTTTCTTGTACAACATGGATCGCATCCACAATATCAGCAAAACTATCAATACTGTAGCTGGTCGCAATCCCCTGCTGCGCATTGATCTCATTGGCTGTCGCAATCAGGCGCTCCATCTCTTCCTTGGTACCGCCATACCCAAGCTTGAGGTTGTCAAGCATGGTGTAATTCTGCTTTGCAAAGCCCTGATATGCATTCTGGATATCACGCATATTTGTGCCCATTTTATTGGCATTATCCGCCATATCCGTGATTGCTCTATCTGCTTTTGTGGCTGCCGCCGCCGTATCTCCATCAAGACTCTGTAAAAGCGACGCCGAAAAGCTCGTGACGGTGTCCATATAAGCATTAGCGGAAAGCCCCGCTGTCTTATATGCTATATTGGCATATTCTAGCACCGTGCTTTCGGATTCCTTGAACAGGGTCTCCACACCACCGACAAGCTGCTCATAGTCAGCATATGCCTTTACTGACTGCGTCGTTGCCGCTGTCAGTCCGGCCGCCATTGCTCCGGTAATAGCGGTAACCGCTTTCGTGGACACGCTAAACGCACTCGTAGCCGTCTTTTTGACCGTATCAAGCCCTGTTGTAAATCCTTTTGTATCTAACGCTGTCTCAAATAGCAGCTTGCCATCTGACATAATCCTCACCACCTGTCACGGGTGGCTCTGGATCGTGTCTCTGGCTCTCATGCCCTACTCAAAATACGCTTCAAAATCCTGCACGGTTTGCACGTCCGCCGCCGATAATTTAACCGGAAGCGCCCACATCTCGCGCAATCTCTTATACTCCTTGTCATCACCGCTATAACAACGATATCCGATAATCTCATGTAACTTTGTCGCACCGCTAAGTCCATTAAGCAAAGCCCGGAACTTATGCCAGTGCATCCCTGTTTCTGTCAGATCGATGCCGTACTGTTGCAAAAATGCACTGTAGATATAATCCGCATCGATCCGGTAATCTAATACCCTGCTTCCATCTCCGCCGCCGCTCTTCGGCACAGTAGCAGGCGGATACGCAAAGCCGATGATTGCCTGCATATCCTCTGCCGTGCTGATGTGCGGGATCTCGTCGGCAAACAAATAACTCACGTTAAGGTTCTGCTTCTGGTCCCACAT